TCGTCTGGATTCTTCGCCACGACCTCCTCAAACGTGATGTTCACGGGAGAGGAGACGATGTGTGTGTTCTTCTCGTAGAAAGGCTTCATACTGTGACCTTGTGCATCTTGAATTCCATCTCGCTGAAGTTACCCTTCTTCTTGAAGTGGATGTTGTTCGAGAACTTGTCCACCAGTTGATCGGCCTTATGTGTGATAACGAAGATGTTCGCTTTCTCACCCAGATCATCCAGAATGTTCATAAACTCCTCAGTACCGACAGCATCTAGACTCGAATCAAAGACTTCGTCGAGAATGAGCAGATTGCAGTTGACACTGTTCTTCATGCGGGCGACTTCTCTCCAAGCAAGCAGAAGAGACAGGTCAATGCGAAGTCTTTCACCTTCGCTGAAGTTGAAGTATGAGAAGTCGTCGCGATGTCGGCTCTTGATCGTCTCATCGAAATTCTCATCTAGAGAGAATTGGCAGAAGAAATCCATCGATGTGAGATACTGGTTGATCAACTTGTTCATCACTGGTAGATAGTGCTTGATAATCTTAGACTTGATGCCCCCATCTTTGAGCAGATCATGCACGGCTTCAAGATCAGTCCTGTCTTTAGTCAGCGATACTCTGTTCTCCTCGAATTTGTCATGCTCTTCTCTGAGAACTTCGATCTTTCCTCTCTCTTCTTCCAATTCCTCTTTGCCAGAGTCTATGTCTTCAAGATTCCGCATCATCTTGGCGAGGTACTCTGAGTTGGCACTGAGAGCAGCAGAGTCCTTGCTCACTTCTTTGCTGAGAACACTGATCTCTTTCATACCAGCATTCACTTTTTCTGACTCTTTCTTGAGTGCTTCCATCTGCTCTTCCATCTTAGAAAGGGCAGAATCCATTTCGTTCACCTTCTCTCTTTTACTCCCGATTTCAGATTCCTTGTGACTCTCAGTGATCTCCTGGAAGCAGGTGGGGCAGTGATCGTTCTCTTCATAGAAAGAGATCTCTTTCTTGATCTTCGATGCGTTACTCTTGATCTTATCATAGATGTTCTTGGCCTTATTCAACTCCGTAGATGGTTCAGAAGAAGGGAGAGAGTCCATGATCTCTTGGATCTTGCTTTCCTTTGCCTCCATTCTCTTTTTGATGGTGGCAATGTCTCGTTTGATCGAGTCGATATCCTTCTGGTACTTGTCCTTGGACTCACGCGATTTTTGCTCGAGCTTGTTGATCAGGGTTTCCTGCGAGGAAATCTTGGTCTTCATGTTCTCGATCCTGTTGGACAAGATAGACAATCTGTCCTTGTTATCGGAAACACGTGCCTTGATGAGCGTGCTCATATCGGAGAAAATATTGATGTCCAACAGGTTCTCAACGATGACCTTCCTGTCTTTGGTCGGCAGTTTCATAAATGGGATGTAGTTGGAAGATCCGAGAATTACCACCTGGCAGAAAGATCGATAGGACATCTTCAGGATCTGCTGTTCCAACACAGCCTGATAATCGGCAGACTTCGCGTCTTGATTGATTAATTCGCCGTTCTTGTAGATCTCGAAGATCTTGGGCTTTTGACCCCTAATGATCTTATAATCCACTTTGTTGATGGTGAACTCCACTTCCACTACACTGTCTTTTTCGTTGACACTGTTCACGAGATTCTTGATATTGATCCCGCGAAAAGATTTACCATATAGCACAAAAGTCAACGCATCGAGCATCGTTGACTTGCCAGCACCATTTTCACCAGATACCAGTGTATTGCTGTATTTGTCCAAAAACACCTCGTTGAACGAGTTGCCAGTGGACAAGAAGTTCTTCCATCGCAAAGATCTAAAAATCAGCATAATCAGCCTTCGCTACCCAACCACTCCGAGAGATCTGGTTCAACATAGTTTTCAATAGAAGTGTCTTCACCGTTCTTCAAATCTTGGATGTCGTACTTCAGTCTTTTGATTATTCTCTTGGCACGGTGTAGCATCATTTGCTGAAGTGCGCATGCTGAGATGAAGACCATGGCGGTAGTGATACTAATACCAGTAATGATGTCTGCAAGCATAAAAGCTCCTTTCAAAAAAGTGGGTCGGGGGAGACTCGAACTCCCGAAAACACCGTTATAAGCGGTGCTGCTGATGCCATCCGCTTCCAACCCTCAAAATCAAGTGCTGATCACCAACTTCTTGTTGGATACATGACCATTTTCATTCTTATCAAGATAGTTGCTCTTCTGTCGATCAGAATCGTTTCCCAGTCTGACATTGATGTTATATACACCGATCTGCCTTAGTGCGGGGAAGTGCTCATTGAGCATTCCAATTACATAATTCGCGTTCTGAATCGCCGATTCTTCGTTTGAATGCATTGGCATGTCGATATAGAGTCTGTACTTACTCATGATGAAATCGCCTCCATGTAGATTTCCCTAATGATTCCTTTCACCTCTTCCTTGTTCTTGATATCTTCTCTTTCATCCACCTCTGACAGGATGATCTCAAGAGTGGACTTGGTGATGTCTGCGGCGTCAGTATCCTCTTGAGTCAACTTGTCGGTCTCATCGACGACTGTGAGACTGAACACCCCACTATTATACAGGGCGTCCATCACTCTGTCAAGTATGTACGGGTTCTTCTTCTTATGAACGTAGATCTTGACATACTTGTTGCGGAAGATAGGATGGCTACCGTTGATGAACTTGGTGTAATCCTTCTCTTCATCATTGTATGAAAGGCTATGAAACATACAGTCTGGATTCTTGATGAACTCCATTTCTCGGGTCTCTGTGTCTAGAATCCAGAAGCCTTTTCTTTCACCAGAGTCTGAAAAAGTGATTTGGTAAGGCGTTCCGAGATACATGACGTTGCCACGTTCCTGTCGACAGTGGAAATGACCACTCAGTACCTGCTCAAATCTACTGAATGTCTTCGGGTCCATTCCACCATCGAACTTGTGACCACGCAAGACTTCGTATCCATCCAACTCAAGGTGCCCAATCAACCACTGTGCAGGAGTCTCCTTCACGAAATCCAGAGACTCCTGCAGATTTTCGCTGTTGATCCATGGAAGGAGTGCGATCTCCATTCCACCAAATTCCTTGGTGACTGGCTTCTCATATAAATGGAAGTTGTCATACTTATCAGCAAACAACTCGCGAACGCTGTTCACATCGTTGGTGTTCTTGTAATAAGTGTCATGGTTGCCAAGAATGCAGTGAATCTGCACACCCATATCACGCAGAGGCTCGAGCACCTTGTTGCGTACAGTCTTGAGTGTGTTGAAGTTGACATACTTGCGGCGATCCAGAAGATCACCCGCGTGAATCACAGTGTCGATGTCATACTTCTTCAAAGATGGAAAAAACACATCTTGGAAGAAATCGACGAAGTGATCAAGGAAAAGTTGAGAGTCATTACGAGCACCGAAGTGCGTATCAGTCACAATGGCAATTTTCATGCTCAGTCATCTTCCAAAAAATCCAAGGTGCCACCACTTGCCTTCTTGCCCTTCTTCTTGGGCGCAGTCTTCTCGTTCAAATTGTTTACGTCCAAATCGGAGAGATTGAACACCTTATTTAGACTCAACTTCTCATGTGGATCTGTGTCGTCCCACTTGTTGAAGTGCTGGAACTCATCACTCTGCTCAGCAAGCTTATACTTCACGTACATCTGCTTCTTCTCCTTCTGGATTCTCCGAAGGAATGCATAATACATGATCTGGGTGAAATATGCGAACGGATTCTTGCTCTTGGTAGGACTGAAGTTATGTGCGTAGAGCACTGCGTTCTCGATTGCATCGCCTATCATCTCATCCTTGTAACCGATCATCGAGAAGCAAGCCTTGCGTGAGAGGCCTTGGGCGATCTTCACGAAGCATTCTCCGATGTAGTCCGTGATCGGCGGTCTCGGATCTCCAGACTCCTCCGCTTCGACCACCAGCTTCTTCCACTCGCAAAGGGCCTCATAAAATTGCTTGTTGTCCACGTAGTGATGGGACCTCTTTTTGATGTCACTCATAATGTGACCTCCTTTCTGATGAGATTTTACCAGAGAGGTGGTGTTCTGTCAAGGTATCTTGACGAAGAGAAAGGAGACTTATAAATTTAGTGTCCTTGGCACCCCTTGAAACATACGTCAAAGGTAATCGTCTGGATACGGCGACCAGTCATCGTAGTCGTTGCCGTAATCAGATCTGTCCTTATCGACATCTTCTTCGAACCATTCCTCGTCCTCATCATCCAGCTCAGAAGAAGCCCTGCTGATGATCCCTTCAACGAACTCTTCGAGGAAAGACTTCAGACTCTCGCCGTTCAACTCCTCGAAGGCTTCCTCTCCATCTCTCTCCATCTTGAGAATGTCGCTGATGCTCATGCTATTGGTGGTGCCTTGACTCGGAAGATCTTCCATCTTGGAATCTACCTTGCCTGTGTCGTTGTACTCCTTCTGAACGTCATAAGCCTCAACGACGAAATCGTCTGGTTCAGAGATAGTAAGCACTGATTCCATGTTGACCCGCACGTGGTCTTCCTTGCAATATTCCAACCAGTCGGTCAGAACGATGAACTCTTTTGTGATTCCAATCTTTGGGTTGCTGGTGGTCATGCCCCTAATAGTCATCGGACGATGAAGCACGATCTTGGTGTTGGTGGTTCCAGAGACTTTTGCGATCAGTCTCTCTCCATTGACAAGTCGGATGATTCTATACCCGCTGTCTCCGAGGTTACTTTCACTCATGGTCGGTATCCTCCTATTGTTCACCAATATTTATTTTGATGATCTTGTGGGTGAAGTTTTCTGACTCGTAGATTTTCAGTCTCTCTTCGAAGTGCCTGAAGGTGTGGTTCTTGTAACTCAACCAACACAAGTCATCAGAAATGTCGTACAGTCTTGCAACGTCTTTGTGCTCTGATTTCCTGAGCTGCCTTCCTATCGATTGCAAGACTCTGATCCTGCTTTTTGACGGTGATGCGAACACGATGTTGTGGAGTCTTCTGATAGAGACACCAGTCGAAAAGGTGCCATACGATGCCACTATGATGGCGTTTTCTTCCGTTTCGACGATCTTTCTTATCTCTTCCCTGGAGTCTGCATCGGTGGCACCATGAATCAGGAACACCTTCCTCCCATCACCCACCTTCTCTTCAATCAGAGAGTGAAGAGGGATTCCGTGCTTCTTCACATATTGGAAGAGGACGAGGGTGTTGCCCTTCAGACTCTTGGTGAGATTTGTGATGAAGTCATTCCTGGGTTCAAGATCGACGAGTTGGTCGATCTCTGACTGATACGGAATTCGCTTGTACTTGTGTCTGATCTCTTTGGGATACTTGAGCAAAATACAATCGATATCGAAATCGGACAAGATGCTCTTGTCGATCAGATCTTTGGTGGAGGTGACTTTGTAGGTCGGACCGAAAGCACCCTCAATGACCAGTTTATGGACCTTGGTGCCATCCAGAGTACCAGTGGTGCCGACGCGATAAGGACAGTCGGTGAGCTTACTCATAAGAGTGGTCAGACTCTTGCTCTTGAAGAGGTGACACTCGTCTCCGATGACAGCACCGAATTGGTTGAAGTAGTTTTTGTCCAGATCGTAGATGCTCTGCCACGTTGAGATGATGACCCTCTTATCTGGGTGGGTCTTGTCCTTGCCAGCAGTCACTTTGTGGCAGTTGTCTTCAACGTTCCAGCCGTTCTCCTCCGAGTACTCTTCGAAGTCTGAGAACATCTGCGATACGAGACTTGTGGTTGGAACCACGATCAGGACCTTTTTGTCCTCTGGGATGTTGTCCAGATAAAACCTGATCAGCGAGTAGATGATCAGACTCTTTCCGCTTCCTGTTGGACTGAGTAGTGTGCATCTGAAATTCTCGATGGCATGCGTGACAGCCTCAAGTTGATGAGAATGGGCATCCACTCTCTTCCCCCCTGCCACTGGTCTCAAAAAACCGTCAATGTATTTCTGAATAGTCTCGACACCCACTTCTCGATATTTTTGTGGGGTATCGCCAGAAAGTCTGTAATTTCTGTCGGAACAAAACTTGATGAGATACGAGTAGAGACCAACAGGCAGCTCTTGGGTATGGATGTTGAACAGTTTGATCTTTCCATCCCATTTTCTCTTCTTGAAAGCAGGCATGTGCTCGGCACCTGGGACGGTGAAAGTGAAGAACTGCGAGATCTCCTTCAAGACACCTCTGTCCTCGCAGATGATCTTCATGTTCACATCGTCTTTTGCCTGCACTTCGATCATACTAGAAACCGCCTGAGGTGAACTTTCTCCACTCTATTGCATTCTTGATCTTCCAAGGTCTGCTGTTCAGCTCCTTGATCACTTCTTCCAAGAATGCCAGTTTTGCTTCTTGATAGGCGATCTTGTCCTTCATAATATTGAGGTCAGTGTCGCCGCCGAGGTAGATGTCGATGTCCTTCTTGAGAATGTTCAGTTGGAAAGGCTCCCAACCGTGGTGATCCAAGTCCTCTTTGCTCATCTTTCCAGTGTAGTACTCCCACTTGAGACGGTAGAGGGTGGACTGCTTGGAGATCATGTTACGGAGAATCAACTTCTCATCTTGAAGCAACCGAAGGTACTTGTTATGTAGTTGGGGGATTTTGATCGACTCGATGTCTAACTCAGTGCCGTCGATCTTGGCATCCACCTCTGCCATCTTCTTGATATCTTCGAAATTCATGGTGTATGGGTCTCCAAACACGCATTATATTTCATAGGCTCTCTACTGTCAAGGTATTAGGCGTACGTCGAAGCTGTCGAATGCAAAAGAGAGATCGGCGACGAGAGGATCGATGTCGGAGGCCTTGCTGTCGAATTCCACCGCACCAAGAGACGAGGGGAAACAGCCTTTGAAGGTGAACTCCAAGTTGGGGTTCATACCTCCAGTTGTCACCATGAGGACCACATCGCTTCTGTGATCGTCGTACGGCTCGATTTGCTCATTGAAGTCTTCGAAAGGAGCGATTCCCCTCATCCAGTCGTAGACTGATTTCCAATTTTTCATGTCTTCATCGATCAAGAAAGAAACGGATAGATCACCGAATGATGGCTTTCCAATTTCCTTGATATCAACGAACATGTTGGTTCTGTTGATCTGCTCGACTTCGACACTGGGGATGTTTGCCGTCTGACAGAAATACGTGACTTCTGGAAGTCTGGCGACCGCCAAACGGAAAGAGGTTGGACCGAGAAGGCTGGTGTTTGTAATCCTTCTGTCATTTGGATCTGCAGACAGAGAAGAAGGAACACCTGGAAGATCGGTCCCATCGATTCCAAAGTTGGACATTTCTTTTCCTCCGATGTATGTATATGAAAAAGGGGCGGGTCTTTCGACCCGCCCCCTTCATGAGGACGCAGAGAATTACTCTGCATAGTCTATCAGGCAGTGTTACCGTGAAGGTTGGGATGCGGAACACTCTGTAGTACTGGTTGCGACGTCT